AAACCTTACAGCATAAGTATGACTCGCCGGTCTGATCGTGAATAACATCGTATATATCAGACACTATTCCTAGACCCGTAAGCCATCCACGGACGGGTCTAACTAAATCACCAACCCTTAATGTAGAGTTGGGTGAATCGTATTGTTCTAGTGCCTCTTCGTAGTCTGCGTGAAAAACCATCTCTTAACCTCTGTATACACTATAGCATAGCGGGTCGGTTTTGTCAAGTAATGGACTAACTTCTTTTCTTTCGCCTTGGAGGAATATCTGCCTTTAACATTGATTGCAGTTCATCGTATTCTGCCGTGCCTGGGGAAGCAGAGCGACCAACAGGAACATTTCTTGCCGGGTTCTTCTCGGCATATGCTTTGGCTTTTCTAAACTCTTCCTTGCCGCTGGTAAAGGCGACTTCATCATTATAATCTAAGAATGCCTCAATGTTATCAGTGTTGGTTCTTCCGCCAATCTCAAAAGCAGCGTCTTTTGGATCGTCAAATGATGCGATCCAAGATTCAACCCTATCCATCATAACTTTTTTCGGTGGGGAGTTGCGCACTACTGTTGGGAACATAAACCCAAACAAGTCAGTAGCCAATGTAGCCTCATCATCACTGCCTCTAATCAAATGCTTCATCTCTTCACGGGATGCGTCGGGATATAAAATATTCATTATCCTTTCGGCTTGAGGCTCAAACTTTCTACGAGATGCCGTTCTGGCTCTAATCCTCTTTCGGATCACATCATTGGCGCGCTGTCGTTCATCACGCTCGGCATCTCTGGCGGCTGCTTTTTTTGCTCTTAACTGATCAGGAGATAAAACCACAGTGTCTTCCACTTCTGAAAGAATATTTTGTAACTCTTCTGTGATTATTCTTTTAAGTTTAGACTTCGTGACCTTCATTTTTAGTTAACCGCCAGGATCTTGTTCCGATCAAAACCAACCGTGAAGATTCCTGATTCATCGACTGTCATAGGAAAAGGCTTTCGCTCAAGTTTGACTTCAGTTCTTGCCTCTCGCGAGTTATCAGCGAAGACTACATCCGTAATTGCTCCGGTTCCCTCGTTAGTTTCTACTTCCATACCAATCAAACTTTCGACGGCTGCTCTATACACTGGATTCTCTTCAACTTTGCTTAAGTGATCGCGCCAATTGTCCATGTCCATGTCCATGGCGTCGAGGTCGTCTCCAGTATCATCAAACGCTAATCCTGCGTCACCAGTTTCATCTGCTATGTATAATAGAGTCGAAAGATCGACAACTGCTTGAATAAATTGTTCTGCCCTAGAGCCAGCAATTTGACCTAGGCTTCCTCTAATCTTTTTTTCCAAACGATCCGTCTGGATTTCTTGACCAACCTTGTTGATCTCTTCCTTAATTATTTGCTTTAACTTCGCTTTGGTGATTTTCATTGGGTTTTTCCTCATCTGTAAATAGTCCATACTTCTCTTGTTCACCGTCATCATATGTAATGATAGTTCGATTTCCAGGGTGTGGTTTAATATGAACTGTGATAAAATCATTCATTGAATCAAAAATAGCAATAGAACCTTTTGGTCTTGGGTATAGCCAGTGTGCTATACACTGTCCGGTTGCGAGCACAACTCCCTCAATCACAACTCCCTCGCCCGACACACCTGTTTCATCTGCTTGTCGCGCAACTGTGAATGTCTGGATGCCGCGTGGGCATAGACGAGAAGGCTTCTTTGGTATCAGTTCTTCCGCAGGAGATTGCTCCTCTACTTGAGGTTCGTCTTCGCTATTGGTTGGCTCGCTCATTGTATTACCGTTCTATATTTCTATCACTGCTCGACGCTTAAAGAAAGATCGTATGCTTTAATGTAGGCATCATGAAGTTTGCCTATCGCATTTGATCTTCGCAGCATCTTAAAGGCAAGGTTCTCTGGTGAGAATATTCCGGCTTTTTCTAATCCGTCAGAACGCATTCTTTTGATCTTGTCTTTCAGGTTTGCCGCAGCCTCTAAGGCAGCGTTATGGTTCCCATCATACAGGATGGCGGCTACTTTGTCAACCTCTCTTTCAATATTGGCTGCTTTTTTCTTTGCTGTTTTCTTATCAATGAAAGGCTTAACTCTGTTTGGTTTCACAAGCCACTTATCATTCATCAAAGAATAGACTCCTGTTGAAACGTGTGGTTCGTTTTCGTCTTGAACATAAAGTTCAACTTCGTGTCCTTTAACTTTAATATCGTGGGCTTTGTTCCAGTTAGAACGCACAGCATCAAGAAAGCGCTTAACCAGTTCCTCGTTTTCATTAACATCTTTAAAGTCAATAAGAATATGAATATCAATGTCAGAGAATTTTGACCAGTTATAGTTCGCCAAAGATCCTGTAACAATAATATCCTTCACCTCGGCATCTAAATCTAAACGCTCAATGAAGTCATCAACTATATCCATCAATGCTCCCTTAACTCCTGGGCGGATTTTCTCATCGCCATCCCATACTTTTTGTTGGAGTTCTGGTTGCATCTCAAATGTTGCTAACTCATCTTTGTCGCCTACGGAAACTACAATGTCCTCACGCAATCTGTTGAATCGTTTAAGATCCTTTTCTTTGTATCGGGACTTTTGTTTTACCGGAGGGGCTGTGGATATTTGAACAAGTTTATTCTGGCTTTCAAGTTCTTCTGTTGTGTTCTTGTTCTTCTTTCGATATACCTGTGCTAGATATTCATTCTCTTCTGGCTTCTCTGCTCTATCCGCAGGCATTACAGTGTGGTATTGATCAATATCAAATACTAACATCTCGCCTTGAACATCATCGCGCTGTGTATCGTAGAACTTCCAAACTGCGGCAGCATCGTCAGATATTGTTTTTGTATCTGGTTTGAGCCCAGCCTTACCTACTGTCTCCAAGGCTACATCATACAATAACGGACCATAGCCGTCAGCGGCTCTAATAGACTCTACGATGTAGTTTCCCTCGTAAGGGAAGTCTCTACCCAACTGAATGGATAGAACGCCGTAGATTGTAATACCGCGCTCCATACGGTCCATATCCCCTGCTTTGAGGGGAGAACGAAGATTATCACGGGTCGCATAGTAAAATCTGTATGATTTTGGTGAGTTCTGCCTATCCACAACAACAACAATACCTTCTGGTAGATCGGCTGCTGTCTTCATTGCTTCATCTAAAAGAGTTTCCTCTAATCCACCCGGTGCTCCCGGGGGGGCTGACTTAAAGTCTGGTGAATCTTCTACGTTTTTATACCCGCCTGTCTTTTGTGGTCCTTTGGAAGTAAGATCCTTAAAGTCTTTCTTAAGATCGGACATATGCTTTGAAGACTGCCAGTATTCTCCTTCACTAACATTTTGAACTCTCTTGGTATATGACCCTGGTCCGTAGAATGCTTTCTTTCTTTGTTTTGGCTTGCGTTCTTTGTAGCGAAGAACAGAGACACCTTTTAATCTTGCGATTTGCTTGATGGCTCTCTTCATCATTATATCTTTTGATCTGTCGCGCGGCTTGCGAATGTGAACTTTGAGAGTAGAAAGGTAAGAGTTGCCCAAGTCTTTCTGGACACCTCCCTTTTCTTTCTCAACCAAAGTAACAGTCAGCACTTCTGGAAGTGCGCGAATATCATTCTTTGTTTCATCGCGGGATCCACCACGATTCTTGTCCATTGAAATAAGGACAGTAAAATAGAATGTATCCTGATAGTAGGATGGGTCTTTTGCTTCTTCGAGGAAGTCTTTAAATACTTGTAGTTCGCGTTTCATCTATATAAATAGTATCCCATACTCAATAAGGGAGCGTGTTTCTTCGGGGCATAAAACTTGATACCACTCTGATCCTTTTAATGGATCCAACCTTTGAGCGAGAGGCCAATCATTTCCCCCTGGTTTATTCTTATCTCCAACAAATATCATTTCAACATCATCGCCGTGAAGTTCTCTTAACGTCTCGATCACTTGTCCTTTATTCTTGCCCCACGGATATATATCAACCGAGATAGAGCCTCCAATAGAAACTTCCAACTCTGGGTATGTCTCATTAATATATGCTACTATATCTTCGCGTTCAAGGTTTGCTTTATCCCAACGCGCATAAGCCTCTCTCATATTACGAGAGGCGTTCCTACCAACAGTTGAAAAGTTAATCATCCCGGGTCTTCTTTCGATATGATTTCCTTTTTTGGCTCTCCATTGAGAGTTGTCCAAATATAGTTGTAAATCTTCTAAGAACTCTTCGCTTGGATCAAAGACATTACTATAAACAATCTTATCATCTTGCCTAAAAACATTTCCCGAGCAAGTAAAAACACCCAAACAAGCATCCATTAGATCCTCACTTAACTGTTCTTTGGTTTTTTCTACATCAGATCCTGTGACCAAATAAACTTTCTTGTTTTTGGACAAAACCCAATCAATAAAAGTATCTTCTATCTCTGGTTCTATTAGTTGTCGCGGTTCTGTTAAAGTTCCGTCTATATCGAATAGATAAACTCTTTCAGGCATCGCCTTGAACTTTCATATGTCGTAGCATTATCTCTGCTACTTCGGTGCCGTAGTCTTCTTGCGAGTTTAAGATTGTTTCTTCCATATCGCGCGCTTCATCGATCATCATCCACAAAGCATCGTTCTCATCTCTTACTCTTTCAAGTTTTTCCAGTCTATCTTCTGCTTCGTCCAAACGCTCAAGGACGGCATCGAACGAGTCTATCGCTCGCATTACTCTCTTTATTAAAGATAACATCAATCAACTCCTGTCTTGTAACTATACCAGACTTTCGATTATAAATCAACTCCAATAGTCTCTTTTGTGTATTAACACTCAAAGGAAATGGAGAAGCACCAAACTCGCCCGGTGCTATTTCAACTGTTTCTATATCATTTTCCATTATTGTAAGTAGTTTTATTCCGCGCTATCGTCGTCGTCGCCAGTAGCATAGTCAATAATGTAGCCGATTTCAACCAATGAACCTTCGGCTGGTATTACTAAAAACTCAACTTTGTTGTTGAATGGATTATAAACCCAATCTGTCTGAGGTAATGGCACATTGTTTTCAAAGACTGCTATTGTCTCAACAACTGGGCTGTGTGTAAGTTCCCAAGATTCATTTGGCTGAACTTGTGTTACTGCTTCCGCTACGCCGGGAGCCCAATCTGTCTCACAAATATCCACAACAGTTCCGCCGAAAGCATTTGTTGCGTCCATATAACGATAGCCAACATCTATTTCATTAACGCTGTTAGTACACTCATTTTCAGTTCTATGAACATTAACGATGCTTGCGATATAAACGGACTGTCTTGTAAATCTATACCAATTTATAAAATCGGCTAGACCAGATGGATCGTCGGTGAAATACTCCTGACTTTGCTCTTCTTCATCACTAACAAAAACTATCAATAAAGCAGCATCGTTGCGTAGCCAAGTTTGATTGTATAGATTTTCTTCAATATACGAGTATATAGAATCAAAGCCTGCTTCTCTGGCGTTGTTGCCTGATTGTGCGTAAGCATCCCAAGCGTCTTGAACATCATCACCGGGGACCAAAGGAAACTCCTGGGCATTTTCAGAGTCAATATTACTGGTGGATGTAATCCCTAATCTCCAACCTGATGTTGGAAGAGAGTTCATCATTTGTTCTATGCCTAGAACTATCGATCCTGCGTGCTCGCTCATAGAGCCTGACTTATCAATAAGCCATACAATATCAACGCCGCTTACAGCGTATGGTTGTTCAAAGGAGTCAACCCAAACATCACCATATATTTCTGTATATTCTGTATCCCCGGGAAGTTTAATATAGATTGTCTCGGGCGGGGTTTGGTCATGGATTGTGTAGTCTCCTTCACAAGCCGTCGTAGTCATTACCAAGAGAAGCAAAAGAAGAAGATTTCTCACTGCCTTAATCTCTTCGGCTTCCCCTTCTAGGCGCTGTGGCCCCAGGGAAAGCTTTAAGTGATGCCGGTTCGGCTGGAATCTCTGACGAAATAATCTTGGTTTTTAGAAGATCTTGATTGATGCGACTGATTGGGGCAACCCAAACGATCTCTTCAATCGGTATTCTCATTCCAAACTCAAACCGTCCAATGTCTATCCCAGATACACAACCTAGATAACGTCCGCTGCTATCAAATATACCAGAACCGGACGAACCAAACCAACCAAACATATTGGCTACTACCATATCTTTGTGTAAGGCTGCGATGTAACCACGAATAGTAAGAAGATCGTGATGAGATGGAAAGCCTGTGTATGTAAGGCTCGCTCCAATCAAACGCTCATCGTATTTCATTTGTGGGTTGTAGCGGACTGCTGTTCTAGTTTCCATCTCTGGGACTACCAAGAACGCTAAGTCAACGCCGTGATCTACAAAGACAACTTTGCCTATGACCATCTCGCCATCACGGCCATCAACAATCATGCTCTCTTCGTCTCTTACAACGTGAGCGGCAGTGGCGACAATGCGTCGTCCATAAGCAACCATATAGGTTCCAGAACCGTGACCTCCATGAAGAATGGAGCGGACCTTTACAGCCGCTTGTCTAGTTCTCTTTTCAACCGTTGTTAGGTTGGCTACATCTATAATCTCAAGGACCTTACCGACCCGATCCTTGACTTGAATTGTTTTTTGAGTTTGAACTGTTTCTGGCTGTTCAGAGCCGGTTTTTGGTGTGTTGGGTAAGACGGGTCCGTTACAACTTACCAAAAGTAAAGAAGTTATTAATATAAAGTTTTTAATGTACCTAGTCACGAGATTCTCCTCTGTGTTAGGTTACTTTATCACTATTTCACTGTACCAGTACCCGCAAACTCCCATGGGACGCTAACTTTTGCATACAACCTTGAGTCCTTTCTAACCCTTTTGTCTATAAGTAACTATATACTAGTTTCTCTTAAACGGAAAAAAATATTATTTTATTTTATTATTCTTGACCATCGCTCTGTAACACGGCGATCATCAAAGCGCTTTTTTGGCTCTTTCTTGGCGAGGCCCTTAGAATCATAAAAGTTCTGTAGGTCCATCTCAAAACCCTCAAGATCAAATCCCTCAAGAGCTGAGGGCTGATCTTCCGCAGCGTACTCATAATAGCCTTTCTCAACATCTATTAAGCGCTTAACTAACTTGTTAGCGTTCTTAATAGTAGCAGCAAAAGCTTTCTTTGCCTCTTCTTGAGTAGCCTGCGCGGCGCTTACTGGCGGGGCTTCAAATCTAAAATACCATGTAAGTGTGGTTTGTAGCGCATTGGCGCGCTCGGAGCCCCAGGGGTCCATTTGTTTCTCGTCTTTGATTACCACGGGGGAAACCCTAGCTTTTGGAGTGACTCCAAAGATTTCAGAAGAGAAATGCTTTGCTATAAAGTTCGACTCCAAAGAATCTTTTAGATTTCTGAAAAGTTTAAGTCTCTCTTCCCGCGCGAGTCTGTAAAGATGCTCCCCGGGGAGTCCGTCATGATACACACGTGAGAGATCCGCTTGATACAGAAGTTTGTAATCAACCCTAAGGTAGTCGTAGTCCAGGGTCGTTCCGGCTAAATCAAACGGCGCGGCGACGTTCATAGTATTTTTTGATATATTATCAAGTTCAAGCAGGGCTTTTGTTGCTTCCTCCCAATCGTCTCCGGTTTCTTGAGCATATTCTATGAATGATTGTCTGAAAATGTCTGGGGATTCTTTCTCCAAATACTCAACCATTTCCTTACTAGCATCACCGCTGCGGTCTTCTCGATAGTTCTTTGCTCCCATATTGACTAGGAACCAAGAAATATACGGCCAATACTTTTTCTTTGGAGTCATATTGGCGCGTCCTTTAACCTGCCAAACTGTTTTATCAGCATCCATTTCTATCGTGACGTGTGGGTCGGGGTTTATGGATGTTCCTGATGGCGACCTTAAAGAATATAGATTGCCTTCTTTCATTCCTTGTCCGCAGTGCCCCATCTTTTCTCCCTCAATGCTGCAAGCTGATGAGCGGATATCATACCAATAATAACCATTATCAAACTTATGAAGAACATTATCTGGCTCTTCTTGTTCGCGGTTAAGTATCTTGCTCGCCGTAAGTCCAGCGGCTGCTAATCTTCGTCCCTCGGTGTGCTTCGAGGCAAAACTGATTGCTTCTTTATAAGCGGCTGGGTCTAATACATAAACTTTTATAAGGTTCTTTACATAAGGCATTACATAACTTTGGGTCCAAAGCTTCATGCGCTCTAATATAACATTATTTATTTCTTCTGACTCTGCGGCATAACCTGCCTTTTTAATCATCTTAGCATATTTTTTTCTAAAACGATTTACACCTAGAAGAGTATACTTTTCCAACTCGTGACGAGGCGTCGATATAAAATTGATAAGAGTTATTATCAAGTCCCCCCTCAACTTCTTGGGGATCTCGGCAAAGATCTCCCCAACGGAGACATACACGGGAGGAAGTGATTGATCACCCCAATCCAAATCCTCAGTATTAAGAATAGGCACACCATTGTCGTAGGAACGAGCAAGTGTTCCGATCGATGTTAGAACTTTCTCTGAGACCGGACCATCTGTGCTGTTCGCATCCCTAATCATAGCGACGATTTCAAGAGGCAGACCGGATTGTTCGATCGCCTCTTGAATCAAGAAGTCATTCCATTTATTAGATTGTCGTAAATACATTCAAACTAAATAGTTTCGTGTTTTACTTTCCGCTTGTTCTTGGGGGACGAGGAACATCAGTTATTCTACGATAGTCATCTTCTAAACGAACAACGTCTTCTATCTCTGCTGAACTTACTTCAACCAAGCGAACATTTGTCTCCTCCGCACAGAAGCGATGAATGGTCCCAGGAGTAACGTGAAATATTGTTCCCGGTTCCATAACATGGCGCAAGACTTCTCCCCCAACCTTATCGGGTCCTTCTTCACAAATCAAAGTCCCATCAAGAACCATGATTGTCTCTTCTTTTACATTATGATACTGTCGCGACAAACGGTGTCCTTTGTTTATCACTAAAATCTTTCCCGCGTAACGTGAAGATTGTGCCCAGATTTCTTCGTGACCCCAGGGCTTCTCGATTATGTTTGCTTCTTTAAGCATCTCTTATCCTTTCAAGAGTTGAGTTTTGTCGCTCATTAGTCTGTTGGCTACTTCTGAAGGGATTCCTATTACAACTCGTGTCGAAGCAACTCCCCCTTCATTCATAATGACTGCCGAGAACCTATGGTTGGAGTCTAAGCCTAGTCCCATTCTTCCTTCTTTTAGAAGCCTATCATACCCTGTGTGTGGGCGAACTTGAACTACATACTTTTCGTTTATCCATACCTCACTTAACTCAAACTGTGGAACTGATATTCTTTCTAGCCTAGGATTCTTATCTGTCTTGTTGATTACTTCTACGAATCTTATCATTTAATCTATCTTTCTCTTATCGGGTAAATATTGTCTGTGTGTACCATCCATCGTTTACTATCATATAATACTTCAACGTGGGAGTTTTTTATGAGTCTTGAATCTGTGGGGAGTATCAATCCTATTCTTGGTGCTTCGGTGGTTATAACCGCGCCTGGAATGAAAGTTTGCTGGATCAGATGCCAATCCGCAAAGGTTGTAGGGATACTCATTAATGTAACTGATTGCGGTATATGAATCAGTGTTCCTGCCGGGTATTCATTGTTCATTATTCTGTGCCGTAATAATCCTCTTCTCCCATTGATGGGGCAGCAACTAAACTATCTCGCTGGGATACACGGTGCTTATCATAGCCTTTGATAATATCTTTGACTTCGATCAATCGTGTATCTACCGCTAGTAGGGCTTTACGAAAATCCTCGATCATATCCAATACCTTACCTGTATTGGGTGCCTCGTTTTCTAATCGTAACTCTTCCTGAACTGCCTTGAACATATTAATACAATGCCCAACGTCATCCTGTGATAATCCAAGTATCTTTGCTGTTTCTTTTAGAATGTCTTCTTCTTCTACTGTATATGCTAACTTTACTCTCATTTCTTTAACTCCTAAAATAGAACCGTCCAAACGGCTTTAACTAATAGACCTGCTACGGATCCTCCAACAAGCCACATTATTCTTGAGTTTGTGCTTTGCCAACTCTCAATGTGTTGAATGCGGGTATCTAGATTTTTAAGTCTAGCATATAATCCTGAGTCTGGGTTATAGACTGCTTCTTTGATCTTACTAATATTATCCGCTAGTTCTTCTTGTTTGTCAAGTAAAATCTCAATCTTACTCGACATTTCAACCAACATAACTGTTAGTTTTTGCTGTTCTTCGTCGTTCATCATAGTCTACCTCCAGGCACAACTAAATAGGACTATACCTCCACAATGGCGTGAGAAGTTGTGATCAAAGTTCCAGCGGCTGATGCTGCGTTTTGTAACGCTGTTCTCGTAACCTTAACTGGATCAATGACTCCCTCTTCAAGCATATCTACCATCTCATCTGTGCGGAAGTTATAACCATAGTTGCCCTCAGCGTTCTCAACTTGTGATAGAACAAGATCAGCGGATAATCCACAGTTCAAAGCCATCTGGCGTAGTGGTGCTTTAATGGCTTCACGAACGATTTCTACACCAAACGCTTGATCTTCGTTCTCTGTGTTTACAGTAGAAAGCTTGCTTGATGCGCGGACCAAAGCAACACCACCACCGGGGACAACTCCCTCTTGCTGTGCTGATTTAACTGCTTCTAGGGCATCTTCGATGCGATGCTTCTTCTCAATCATCTCAACTTCTGTTGGAGCACCTACTCTAATGACTGCGACACCTGACGCCAACTTTGTGATGCGCTCTTGGATCTTGTCGCATTCAAGTATATCGTCTGTCTGTACAAGTTCGGTCTTAAGAAGTTCAATCCTTCTATCAATCTCATCAAAGTTTCCCTTACCACCAATAACAGTTGTGCTTGACTTTGTGATATCGATCGAACGGCACTGTCCAAAGTGTTGCAACTTAATGTTTTTAAGGCTCGCTGTGCCGTCCGTAGAGATGAACTCTGCGCCGGTTGAGAGTGCTAGGTCGGTTAGGATATTACGACGCCTCTCTCCATAGAAGGGAGCCTTAATAGCAGCAATCTTCATTGTTCCGCGAACGGTATTCATAATGAGCGCAGCCAATGCTTGACCTTCGATCTCTTCTGCTACAATGATAAGCGGTCTTCCATCACGGGAAACGATCTCAAGAGCAGGAAGTATCTGATCTACTGATTCAATTCGGTTATCAGTTATTAGCAAGAGAGGAGAATCATAATGACACGCACCTCTGCGCTCATCAGTTACAAATGCTGACGCAGCATAGCCAGACTCAACTCTAAAGCCTTCAATAACATCCAAAGAAGTCTCAACTGACTTTGCGTCTTCAATCGTAATAGAGCCATCCTTGCCTGCCTTATCAACAGCAGTAGTAATCAACTTACCAATTGTTCTATCATTGTTCGCAGAGATAGTAGCAATGTTCTCAACATCATCAAGAGTCTCGATATGTTGGGCTTCGCTTTGTAGTTCCCTAACTAAAGTTTCTACAGCCAAGTCAATGCCTCGCTTAAGTTCTACTGGTGAAGCACCAGCAGTAATGTATCTCTGTGCCTTATTTAAGATTGCCCGGGCAAGCACTGTCGCAGTTGTGGTTCCATCGCCAGCCATTGTGTTGGTTTGGGATGTTGCCTGCTTAACAATCTGTGCTGCTGCGTTCTCAAACTCATCAGTTAAATGAACGAACTCTGAAACCGTCACACCATCCTTGGTGATGATAGGATCCTTTCCTTTTTGATGTAAAATAACATTGCGACCCTTCGGTCCTAATGTTGCTGAAACATTATCTGCTAACTTGTTAACACCGTCCAGAACCTTTTGGCTTAAACTCTGGCGGTCATTGAATACACACTTGGGCATAAATACCTCGCTTTCTTATTTTAGTATTATAACACAGATGTTTGAGATGTCAAGTTATTTTTATTCTTCCCATTGTTTTGCGCCACCAAGACCGGCAGCGGGGTCGCGGGAGTCAGTGTCTTTGGTCGACGCCACTTCTTCTGTACCGCTAGCAATATCTTCAGCGGAGGACTTTGCAGTATCTGCCAGATTATCGTCTTGAAGTCCTCCAGATACATATCCATTGAGACTAGATGATAAAGTCTTGAGATCGTTAAAAATAGTAAACACTTTCTCATTGAACTCATTAACTGAGTTATCTAAAATGTTTTGAATGTTTTGAGACCCAACTCTTAAATTGCCGAGTTCAAATGTTCCATACGGGTAAAGGTTATCTTTATTTTCAATCTCTCCCATCTTAAGAAGATCTCCCTTTGAAAGCTCGAACTGTTTATTGGTGATGTAACCAATCGTACTCTTCATTGCGGCCTCAAATAACTCTGGGCTAGCTTCTTTTTGAAGCTTAAGGAGGCGCTTGTAAGATGTGCGCGGGCTGCGGTACCCTAAATCCTTGATCTTATCTCTTCGTGCTGAGCCGCCTTTAGCTTTCTTGCTCCTAGCCTTTCTGGACTTTTCGTACTCATTTCGTAACAATTGTAACAGTTGGCTGCGTTGGGACTTTTCTAGTTCTATCTGTTTCACTAAGTTGGCGCTGCCCTTAAAGGCAGGGGTAGCAGAAAACTGTCCCTTGGTGAGCTTATAATCTCCGGTATTCACGTCTACATAAGCATCGAAAGCTTCTTTGTACTGTTCTGCAATATCTTTGCCAAACGCACTTTCTACGGAGGCTATAGTTCTGTTCAGATAATCTTCTGCGATTGGTTGAACATTCACTTCGCTACGTCCAGGGATAGTTAGAAGCTGTTGGAGACCACCCTGTTTGAGTTCGTCTTCCAGTTCTTCTACGGGTTTAAAAAACATTCCAGGAATTTGCATTAGATTAAGCTCTTTTGCTCTCTTAGCAAGAATCTCTAGAAAGTTATCCTTCGTAAAATTGAATCCGTAAAAGTTGAGCAAACCCTGCGCCGTTGGTCCTTCTCCAGATATGTCTTTTGTAACTGCAATATATTGCATAAGTGGGTATTCGCCCGTAAGATCATCGACCAACTGTTTATATGAACCTCCAACTTTAAGTTGTCCTTCTTTGTAGAGCTTCAAAGAAATGGGCAAGTTATCTTTAGAAGTTAAGACAATATCAGCGATAGTGGCGCCGGCGCTTGCTGGAACCTGCTTGCCACCCTTAGCATCTAGAAGGACAGCCAAAAACGACTCAAATGCAAAACCGGCAGCTGAGGCATTAAAATTAGTTATAACCTGAGTTAATGTCTTATAGAAGACTAAATAAGAAATAATCTGCTGCAACTGTTCCGCTGCCGTCTTGCCGGTTGGCTTATATTCGGTATCCATAGCCTTATTTAGTTCTGCTAGTTTGGCTTTAATGTCTACACCGGGAATATTCTTGAGATACTGAGCTAGGGCGCGGCGCGACTTTGGATCAACCGGAGTGCCCCCCTCCTCGGGAGTTTTTAGGGCGCCCCAACCTAGTTCACTAACAGGCGGCGATGGAATCAGATCAATTGTTAAAGATCTGTCTCCTTCCGTTTGTTCAGTAATTACTGGTTTAGTCTCTCCAACTAAGAAACTTAGTACCTCATTAATAAGACTTTCGGTTTCATCTTTATCAGAGTAAAAACTCTTAACTAGTGTATCAATATTCATTTTATATCCTCGGTTGCTAATACTAATTAGATGATTTTATCAACAAGACCCATTTCAATTGCTTCTTGCGCAGAGAAATATTCATCTGTGTTCTTTGAAAACATGTTGTGTATCTCACCCACAGATAGTTCTGAGCTTTCTGCGATTATCTGTACCATTTGATCTTCCATTAGTCGCACCTCATCGTGTGTCGCCTTAATGTCGGCTGTCGTTCCCATATTTCCGGCTGAACAACGATGCATCATAATGCGAGCATTGCGAGTGATAAACCTCTTGCCTTTGGTTCCTGCCGCCAAGATAGGCACACCAGCAGAGAAGATCTTTCCGGTGCCTAATGTAGAAATGTCGCGACGTTCCTTTACAATCCTCATCATATCCACAACGCCAAACATATCATAGACAGTTCCTCCGGCAGTTGAGATTAGAAAGTGTATATCGTCTTCTTCCTCTTCATCTTCCTTTCTAGGGTTGGGAAAGATACTGCCGCCGTTTAACTGTAATAAACCGTGGTATAACTCTTGTGCTGATTCTTCGTTTAAGTCTCCAACTAAACCAATGGTGTTGGGTGCCTTATCTTGCTGCTCTAATGCCGCAGCCATTAACATTGCTGCTTGGCGCTCAGAGATCTCCTCCTCTTCCTCAGGCTCTGTTTCTGTGCTTTCGTTATTAAACATAATCATCTTAGTTGTTTTCTCCCTTTAGGGTTTTAAATAGGTGCCGCACTGCGCTGTTCCAGTCATAGAACGGCATCATGCTTTTAAAGTGGCGGGGGGCTCTCTTCACTATGGAGACTATAGCAGACTCCTTCCAGTTTGTCAAGAAGTGATCGTCAACTTCTTTAAACTTGCTAATCTGTTCCGGTGTGAATCCAGACTCTCTCATCTGCTTAAGTTTTAACTCTTGTAGGAATGCCATATCTTCTGTTATTTTTGTTAGCATCCATAAGATACTTAATATTGCTTCATTTACTATTCTCCAAGCGTGTATCACATCAAATAGACGAGATATATAAATGCTAGCAAAAGTGCCCGCAAAGAAAGAAAGCACTGCGAACACTGATAGTTCATATGTTGATATTTCCATTTTTCCTCCAAAATAAAAAAGACCGCGAATGATCGCGGTCTTTAATATACGTTAAGAGTCTTCTGTTGTCAACTACTTCTTTGTAGAAAGTGCCTCCATAAGGATTCTCTTTGCTACTCGCTTCGTGACTGCTTCCATAAGCGCGTCATCTGCTCCCATCTCATCATCAACCTCAACATCTGCCGGGGCATCATCAACTGGGGCTTCAATTTCTGCTGGCTCGTCATCCAAGTCAGCGTCATCAGCATCAGCATCAATCTCAACTTCTTCGCCCATTGCGGACTCCAAAGCAGTTTCTAGCGCGGAGAGGAAATCATCAACAGCAACCATCTTTCCACCTACATCGGCGTCAACTGGTGCTTCTAGTTCAGCATCCATCTCTATCTCTTCGTCGTCTCCAGCAGCGTCTTCCATTTCGGCTGCGTCAACGTCCATCTCCATATCCTCTTCTTCTTCAAGACGATCGGTTGGTCCTCGGCCTCTGCCGTGACCTCTTCGGGCATCCTCTAAACCGCCACCTGCGGCATCAGATCGAACTTCTTCTAGTTCGTCTTCATCGCGCATGCTCATACGGCCTGCGCCTTCTTTAAGTCCCTCAACAAAGCCTGGGGATAGTGGCTCGAGCTTCGCTAGCTTCATGAACTGGCGAACCTGTGACTCGTTCAAAAGTGATTTCTTAGACATTTTTACAAAACTCCTAACATTGTTCGTGAATATGCTGTTTTAAATAGTATTTTCATTTGATAATGTCTTTTTTAATTTCAACAGAGCGCCATCAACAAGTTGCTTTGCCCTGACGATGCTTACACCGTGCCTTATTCCTATTTGTTCTAGCGTCATCTCGCCGTGCTTATAAACAGCAATATCAGTACAGTTTAAGTCATCCTCATAGTCTAAGTGTAGCCTACATTCCTTTTGAGCACAGGGTACATCGTGTGTATAACATTTTATAGCGCAGTCTTTCATAGTTCTGGTAAATCCTCTTCTAGTATATCAAAGATATTTTCTATATCTTCTTTGGTTAATGCGAGTTCTTGTAACACTTTCTCGCTACTCTCGCGCAACTGGCGAGATTTCGTAACTTTTCTTTTAGATTGAACTTTTTTATTGATTCTGTAATCGTCTAAGAAAGCTATGAATAGTGGATCCTGACTTAAATAAGATTCCACGCAATAACGAAAGAACTCGCTTTGTGTTTTAATCTCGTCATAAAACAATCTTATCTTTAAGTTCTCGTGAAGTTTTGAATCGATCGAGAATGATAAAACTGAATGATGGTCAGGAAACTTTTTCATCTTAAAATATGGGTTCCACTTTCGGTTTGCCCACTTGCTGTTTGCCGGATGAAGTGTGCTTTTGCTTGTAGTTCATCAATGGTTCTGGCGCCGGAGTATGATAAACCTGAACGGATTCCTCTTTCTAGATCGTCCAGAATGTTTATTACTGACCCCTTATATGGGATCGTTGTGGCGATTCCTTCCAAAGATGCTGTCTTGCCTCTCCAAGACATTTGAGCGTCCTTTGAAGCCATTCCTCTGTAAGCCTTGTGTTTGTTTCCATCCCGACCAATCATAATGTCGCCCGGGGATTCTGTTGTTCCAGCCAATAAAGAGCCCAACATTACAAAGTCAGCGCCAGCAGCAAGAGCCTTTACAATATCACCCGAGTTGCGAATGCCTCCATCAGCGATAATAGGAATCGATCCAGCGTTCTTTGATTTGGCGCAATCAAATATTGTTTGAAGACCCGGAACACCGTGTCCGGTTTGAATGCGTGTTGAGCAGATTGAGCCTCCACCTATATTACATCTAACAGAATCCGCACCCCAATCACAAAGATCGTTGTATCCGCCTAAGGTTGCTATGTTCCCAGCCATTATGTGAACATCATCACCTACCATCTGCCTTAACTGTCTTAACGCAGCCTTCATAAGAATATGATGACCGTGAGCAACATCAACACATATTACATCGGCGCCTGCTTCATAGCACGCATAGGCTCTTTCAAGGTAATCCCCTGATGTTCCAACTGCTGCGCCTACTAATGAACTTTCTTTTCGAACAGCAGTAACCATACTTGCTTGTTCTTCAATACTGTTATATCTGTGTAGTATAGCAAGGGCACCTTTGGAATCCATTGCTGTCGCCATTTGCTCTTCCGACACTGTGTCCATCGGGGATGCTATGATCGGCAGTTCACACTCGATAAATCCTAACTTTGATGATAATGATACTTCTTTTCTTGATTCAATATCTGAAAACTGGGGTGTGATTAATACGTCATTATATGTGAGTGCTTCTTCTATCATTCTATGTTCTCCATTGCTTCCTGTATTGTAGTCCAACAATCTGGACAAGTTAGGCGAACTCTCTCGCTTTTTATTACAACTTGCCAAGTTTTAACTGTTTCTTTGGTTCTCTCAAAAGGAGTTGAACAAACGCAACATTCCTTTGGGTGCTTACCAAAGTTGGCTGCTTGCTTTTCAAGTCTTTCCTGAACTGCTTTCCTGTTCTTCTTTTGCTTTCCCGGGATGTGGCGTCTTATTTTCTTCATTGATCTTCAAAAACTCTCTGTATTCTTTGTTTATCTTATCATAGTATTTTGTTTTGCGCAAGGACTTGTGCGCATCATTTAACACTTTTTTGTGTGCGACATTGATCATAAAACAAGGTGCTTTGGATCTTGGATTGAATCCTTCTACTTCTACCTTATCATTTGGATTAAAGCAGATTGTTTTGTATTCGTTCATTCCAAGTCTTTTTAAGATCTTATTAACAAGCGCTTGTATAACTTTGGTTCCATCAGCATCCATATCGTGAGGAAAACAAATAAGAGTGCTATCATAATCAGATTGCTGGAATTCTTCTAGTAGATCCTTTAATCCTTTATCGTCCTCACCCAACATTGCGATCATTAACTTATCGTTCGCTAACTCTGGCGCAGCAAAAGGGCACGTTGCGATATTATTAAACTCTGGTCTCTTTTGATCCAGAACCTCATTGATGTAATCAACTACTTTTTCTTTGTATGAACTCGACATAACGATTCAAATACCATTCTGCTTTCTTTAAATCTTCAATGTTGTTTTCTGATTTCTTGCCTGCTCTGGAAATGTATTTGACGACATTACCAAGATGAAAGTTTAGATCCCAGGCTTCAATAACTTTGATTGCTTCGTATTTTGATGTTCCATCTTCTTCAACCTCGCCACTTTGATAGTGTGAGGGGTGATTTACTTTTTCACTCATTCTTCGTTCTCCTTATTTCGCCAACTCAAATCCCAGAATAAAAGCTGGGATGCCTCCGATAATAAAGCCAGCAAACACATACCACCAATCTCTGGCAGTCTGATATGCTTTTTGTTCTTTGTTGAGCTTAGGCATTCTTGGTGGCATTTTCATTCTTCGTTCTCCTTAACAAACCTGTGTAGGTCTTCTATGCCTCGTTCTCTTTTTAGCCAAGAACAAGAAGGACAAGTAGAATAAGGGGGTGATTCATGAACCTGCAACTGATGTTGGAGATGTGAAATAAGATTCTTGATTGCCTTTCGATCTTCCTTATCTTTCAGATCAAACCACATCGTAATGAGTTCCGCTTCTGGATAACCGGGTTCCACCTCAAACTCTACGCCTGTGGTCTTTATGTCAAGGTAAAGAGACTTGCATCCGTCCGTTTTGATTTCGATGCTGGAACTCACTCTTCGTTCTCCTTAACAAACCTGTGTAGGTCTTCTATTGTGCCTTTGACGGCGCTGCCTATCACGAGAGAAAAGAATATCATTTCTTTAAAAGTGTGCTTATTTTTGTGTCTCACAAACACATCTTGTAAAGTTGCCAATAGTTCTGTTTCGGCACTAAGCCAATACTCAAAGTATTTGTGATCACCAGCCGCGATAAATCTCTTCTGATTCTCCGTAAAAGCGGCGACAGAAATCCCTATGTCTTGTTGTAGGTCTTTGTTCATTCTTCGTTCCTAATCCTACGATAAGCACCCACAGTTTCTGGAAACAGGTCGGTGGCGATTTCTAGACAGGCTGCAGCGACTTTTACAATCTCCCATTGTGCCCCTTCGTGTGTGCGAAGGTCAATGAACTTCAAGAGGTTTGATAGATTGACTGTGCCGTAGTATTCGGTGTAAAGGTTCTGTGGTAGAACTCCACGGGCTTGTTCTCGACAAACTCCTGCTTCGATGAGTTGGTTAAACAGTTCAAGGCTTTGTTTGTGGTGGTCTTTTACAAGATTTGTGCTTTTGACTTCTTGGTCTATAAAAAAGCCTTCCCACTTACTTCCGTCTTCATTAAAAACGGAAGTCGTGATCTCGGGATTAATCAACTCTTCGGCGTTTGATGCTTGCCGGTTAGACTTGTGCTGTGTTCTAAAAGCCTTTGGCTCATAGAATCGGAGATCCACATCAGTATACCGCCTGGATATCTCATTATAAGACCAAGTTCTATGGCGGTGATGCTGACTACGAATATATAAAGGAACACAAAAACGGAATGTAACAAGGTTATGCTCCAAG